AAGCGGCAACTTTTGCAAGTACGGTGGCTGATTCGGTGGCAATTTTAAGGCCATTGGTTTCTGGCACTGCGGTTGCATCTACCAGTGGGACGAGTATTGACTTTACAAGCATCCCATCATGGGTGAAGCGTATCACTGTGATGTTTAATGGTGTCAGTACAGGTAGCAATTCAAATTTTTTAATTCAAATAGGCTCTGGTTCAATTGTAACTACTGGTTATGTATCGGGGGCGGTCACAGTTCAATCAGCCGCAATTAGCTCTGCGGCAGTAACAAGCACTACTGCTTTTGTTGTTGCAACTGCTGGTAATGTGGCATATTTATGGACTGGAACAGTTCAGTTGGTCAATCTTACTAGTAATACTTGGGTTGAATGCGGTATGTTGGTTAATACAACTGGAGATCGAAGTACCAATAGTGGTGGAACACTTGCTCTTGGTGGTGCGCTTGATCGAGTTCGTATTACTTCTGTAACACCAGATACTTTTGATGCCGGAAGTGTAAATATCTTATATGAATAAGGAAACATCATGACACACAGAATCGTGGTTAACGTAGAAACAGGCGTAGTCACTCAAGTTGAATACACACCTGAAGAGCAAGCAGTGCATGATGCGGCAGTGGCGGCGCAAGAAGCTGCGGCGGTTGTGATAACGCCGCCCGTTGAGCCCGTGGTTGAGACACCACCAACTGAGCCTGCACCATGAGTGACGAACTTGAATTAGATTTTGCGGTGCATGAGGCCATCTGCGCCCAGCGGTATGAAGCCATTCAAAAGACTTTGGCTGACGGCGACAAGCGCATGACCAAGATTGAATACTTGCTGTATGCACTGATGGTTTGCGTTTTGTTTGGCCCTGGCGTTGCCGGTGAGTTTGTCAAAAAGCTATTGGGGCTGTAAATTGATCCTTTTACACTTGCACTTGCCGCCATTGCTGCAATCAAGCAAGGTGTGGCGCTGTACAAGGATGCAAAGTCGGTCGCTAAAGATGTCACCTCCATCACAATGGAGATTTCTGGTCACATCGGTAAATTCTTTGATGCCCATGAGCAAGTCAAAGCCGCAGCAATTGAACAAAAGAAAAACCCGCCAAAGGGTAAATCACTAAAGGCACAGGCATTAGATAACATTTTTCAAGAGATGGAGTTAGAGCGCCAAGCCACTGAGTTGAGAGAATTGTTAATTTACGGCGTAGACCCAGCTTTAGGGGCGGTATGGTCAAGGTTTCAGGATGAGTTTGAAAGATTGCAAGCTGAACAGGAAAAGGAAAGGTTAGCGCAAGAGGCCAAGGAAAGGGTAGCGTCATGGCAACGGCGAAGAATGCTAAACCAACTACAAGACAGGGCGCTAATAATCGGGGCGGTGGCGATAGTTTTTATATACCTCCACCTGATGTTTTACGCAATCAGCCAGATGAGGATAGCGAAATGGGGTTCTTGATTTCTCTAATTGCAATGGTGGCTGTGTTTGGTGTGCTTTTACCTTTGATGGCAATGTTGTATTTTGACATTTTGGAAGTTAGAGAGCAGACCAAACACCAGCAACAAGTCATTCAAAGAATGATCAACGAAGCAAAGGACAAACGTGATGCAAATAGACCCGAGTGATACAACCGCCAAACACTTTATTTATTATTTTGCATGGTTCTGGTCGGCAACCTCAGTTATTTACTTTTTTTGCGTGACGTTCATCCCGTTGCCAGAGGGCGGTCGAGACTTTGCCAACATCATCCTTGGATTCTTGCTGGGTACGGCGGTCGCAACGATTATTTCGTTCTTTTACGGTTCAAGCAAGTCAAGCAAGGACAAAACTGAAGCAATGATGAAAGCAGATGATGTTAAACCTGTTTAACCCGTGGATATGGATTGGTGTATTGTTTGTAATCTTGGGCGCGGCTACGGCTGGATACTCAAAGGGTGAGAATGATGAACTCATGCGCCAGCAAGCTGAGATTGCCGCATTAAATGCCGAGGCTAGACAAAAAGAGCAGGCGCTGATTGCTGCGGTTAATGTCCAATCAAACCAACTACAGAAAGCAAATCAAAATGCAAAACTTTTACAGCAAAAGCACAATGCTGATATTGAGTCTGGGATGCTCAAGTTGCGGATTGCTGTCAAAGCCTCCGACTGCCCCGTACCAACCTCCGCAGATGCCAGCGTTACCAGTGGAGCTGACCTCAGAACCGCCACAGCCGAACTTGACTCAGAGACTTCTAAAGCTCTTATCGCCCTCACCAGCGAAGGAGACACCGCCATTAGAAAACTTGCAACCTGTGTCGCCCTCTATAACGAAGCCCGTGAAACCTTAAAAGGCCAAAAATGAACCTTACGCCAAACTTTACTCTTGAGGAATTAATCCACACAGACCATCGTCAGTTTGACAATATGCCTGATGCTGATGAATTGGTTAATCTGTACCGGCTGGCTGACTTTTTGGAGCAGGTCAAGGTCGTGCTGGGTGGCAAACCCATAATTATCAATTCTGCATTTAGGTCAAAAGCCGTTAATGATGCCGTAGGATCGTCTGACAAGTCACAGCATAGGCGTGGGACAGCTTGCGATTTTAGAGTGCCAGGCATGACCCCTGATGAGGTTGTCAAGGCTATTATTGAATCTGACTTAGCTTACGATCAAGTAATTAGAGAGTTTGACCGCTGGACACACGTTTCAATCCCCAATATTGAAAATGCTGAACCCCGCAACATGGCGCTGATCATTGATAAACAAGGCACAAGGATGTTTGCTTAATCGGCAAAAATGTAAAGCAACAGGACAATCCCGCCAATGCCAATAAGTGCGCCGACCGCCATGACTAGGATGGTAATAAACACTTCCATTACGTGTTTTTATCCTTGAGTTTGGCTTCAATGGCTTGCCCGTATTCATTCCATCCATGATGTAGTGTTACAAGTTCACTACGCTCCTCCCCCGTCAGTCCTACCCACGTGCGCTGTGGAGGGGTGACTCTTACCATGTGCTTTAGCCAATCAGCCTGAAACCACTCATCTTGCCCGTTAATCCTGACACATAAGTCTGTGTGATGTGCGTGCTTCAGACGATCAATCAAGCGTTGAATGGAATCCACTTGAAGCGAGTTAATGTTTTTGTCAGTCAACAGCCACGCTACAGGCTCTTGCTGTGTCATATCAACTCCCGTTGAATAGGCACAAACCGCCATTCACGCTCTGCCCTGCCAGACTTTGACTTGGTGTTATTGCCGGTCAGCTCCACCATACCCAATCTGGCAAGCTCAGGCAGCCGCCTGGCTACCTGATTCCCATCTAGGCCGGTAAGCTCTGCAATACCGTCCTTTCCTCGCACACCAAATCGCTGTAGGCAATCCACAATCTGCTCAAAGTGCTGATCAGCAAACGTGACCTGAGCTGCGGCGGCGTGGCTAGTCACTGGATCAAGTGACCGTGCTCGATTAAAAAGGGATACTGGTGTCATCATATTTACCCTCTGGCTTATTTGTCTTTTCCTCCAAGTCATAGCAATTTGCCCATCCTGTCCAGCCACCATCTGCCAAAGGTATGGTGTCTAACTTAATTTTAAAATTTTCGCCATCTTCAAACAAGCTGCCAATGGTCTGGTAGCGTTTCTTTTCCTGACCGTCTTTGTTGGTGTATGTGCCAGTTATGACAACAATGTTTTTAATCTTTTTCATGGAAGGCTTTCAAGTTGTTGAATTTTTAGGTCTACGTCACCCAAGAATTGGATAACTGAATTCTCAAGCAGATTAACCATTTCGGGGTCATAGTTAATACGCTTGATGAATAGCTGATGTTTTTCTGGTAATCGAGGATCGAAACTTACAAAGTCAGACCAAGGGCGGTCGGCACAGGCCATTTGCCACATCATTTGCGTAATGTATTTGGCTGGCACAGTTCGACTTAACAGCGTTTCAATGTGCGTAGCAGTGTTTGGGCATTTGATCTCCACCATTCCCTCATTAGCCAGGCCATCAGGAGAAGCGCCACACATGGGAATCCAAGGGTGGTCTATAAACCCCACCTCTGTTACCAAGATGTCCATTCTGGCCTCATAAGCGGCGCGGGCAAATTCTTCCTGATCCGTTCCCCAAGACATTGCTGCGTTACTGAAAGACTCGGCAGGCTTACCTGTTAACCTTTCACAAACCAATTGGGCTAGGTAGTTCTCGCGGCTGGCGCTTGGCCCTGATTTGGTTTTGGCAATGATGTCTGCTACACGGCTTGCGGTGACCTTGCCGCATCGGGCGGCAAACCATTCTTCAGTTCGTTGTTCCATTTTCATCCTTTGTAATTGAATATCTTTCTTTAAGCATGGCAAATGCTATTGCATACGAGCAACCCGCATACTCATCAAACTCCATATCTGTTTCATCTAATGACACTAAGGCTTGCATAGCTTTTGCCGCAAAATAATCCATCAACGTCATGCCTGTCAGGTCTGACTTGTGTGGATTAGGAAATGCGTGTGGGTTGGTTGGTTTGTTAAATTCATTCACTTGGCTAACTCCTTAGACAATGAGGCTTCTAATTGCGCTTTTTTAGCGTCTTTTTTGGCAATGACTTTAGCTTGCCATGCCTGTTCGCCGTTTGTGGCCTTGTAGGCCGCCTTATAGGTTTCTTGAAGCTCTTTAACCGTGGTCACTTCATCCATTGCCGCCATCAGGTCAGCAATTTGGTTTTCGTTGACCGTGGACTTGATTTCGGTGCGGCGGCTGGCTGCTACACCGTCATCATCAACCGTGGCAAGACCGGTGGCGGCAAGCAAACTGTATCTCCGCGCATAAGTCAACGCACTACCAAAACCCATTGCATCATGTTTGCTAGCAGGAACGTGCAGCATTCCGCATTCCATGACTTCGCCACTTTCGTGGACAAACACGGTCTCCACCATCACGCCATCTTTGCATTCAAAGGTACGCTGCATGAGGGCTATGCCATTGGCGTTTAAAGCGTCTACAACAGCTTCCACGCAATTAGCCAGGTCAGCGTACTTGGATTTGAAATGCGGGTTTGTGGACGTTTTGAGCGCAGGGCCAAAGGCACGTTGAGCTTTGACAAAGGCCGCGGCAATGTTTTTTCCAATTGGTGTTTCCATGATTACCTCTTAATAAAATTTTGGGCCACAGGTCACATCCACCAGCGTCTCGGCGGTGTAACCATTAATTTTGCGTTTACCGTAAATCGTGATGGCTCGCAGGCCATTCTTTTCGCATTGTTTGATTGCGTCTATGACTTCATTCCTGCCCATTGGCTGAATGTTTTTGTCCATGACCAGTTTTTGGTCTGTTTCTGGGTCAAAGGCGCAAGCTGTCATCAACAGTAAAAATAAATATCGCATCAGGGTCTCCAAATAAAAAGGTCAAGCAAAACCACCACAATGGCGGCGGCTGAAACAACCCACAAGGCAATTTGTGACCAGTCTGTCGGTTTGGTGTATTTTTCAATGTCAAACATGGTTATTCCTTATACGCACAAAGGTGCAAATTCACGTTCAAGGGCTGATATAACGGTGGCTGACAGCACGTTATAGAGTTCTGTTGTGCCAAGGTAGGCGTGCCACAAATTGCCGGTAACTGGGCAAAAGTAGCAATCTAGGGGTTTGGTTAAGTCGCCATGTTCAACAACAAGGTGCTCAAGACCTTGGTCAATCATGATGCGTGCGTCTAAGGCGGGAAGGGTTGCAATGTGTTTCATATTTACTCCTAAAAGACCCTATGCGAAATTGCTGGGGCATGGGTGCATTGTTAAGGATAATTAACAACCATGCAAGCAATTTGTTAAGTACCTGACTGTTTTGTGGGGACTATGTTGTTTATTTGCCTTAACATACAATACTGCTATGACAAAAGATCAATTAGTCCATCTCGCAGGCTCACAGACTGAGCTTGCCAAAATTCTTGGCATCAATCGGGCGGCGGTCTGCCAGTGGAAGACTGTGCCAGAGCTGAGATTGCGGCAATTGAAAGATTTGCGACCACTGTGGTTTGTGGTGTAAGATTGTTTGAAACGTGGCTAGGGTAGCTCCCGAAAAGACGATTCTTCACCGTCCTGCCAATGTTTCTCATGTGAAGATGACCAATGAAGTAAGGTTGTTATGCACTTTTATCAATTTCATATTGGCGACTACAAATCGCATACCCACCACTTAAATTTGTTTGAGGACTTGGCTTTTCGCCGGTTGCTTGATTACTATTACTTGCATGAAATACCGATAAAACAGCGGGACATTGCTCGCCAGATTGGTATGCGTGACAACGAACAGGAAGTTCTGAGTGTGCTTAACGAGTTCTTTGTTTCTACCGATGTGGGTTTTATAAACCCCCGTGCTGACGCGGAAATTGTTAAATATCGCAAGTTTTCAGACGATGGGAAAAAAGGGGCGGCAAAGCGGTGGCATAAGGATACCAATGGGGAGGCTAATAGCCCCCCTAATGCCACCCCAATAGCAACCAATAACCAAGAACCAATAACCAATAACCAATTAAAAACATATATATGTCCACCTGACGGTGAACCTGATTCACCAAAAAAGTTACCAGGCTGCGACCACAAGGCAGTCATTGAGCTTTATCACCAGAACCTGCCCACAATGCGTAGGGTAGAAGTTTGGAACGAAACAAGGGCTGGTTACCTGCGACAGCGATGGCGGGAAGTGGCGGCAGAGCTGGCGCAAGCAAACGACATTGATGCCAATGATGTGCTTAACTGGTGGGGACAGTTTTTCCAATCTGTCAGCAAATCCAGATTTTTGACTGGCAGGGTCAACGGCAAAGATGGTCGGGCATTTGTTGCCGACTTGGAATGGATTTTAAAACCAAGCAATTTTGCAAAAATCGTGGAGGGAAAATATCATGGCAATAACTAATTTCACCCAGCAAAAAGATGATTCTTTTGATGAAATTCAGCGTTTAATGTGTTCAGTATACGGCTGCCCAAATCGCTGGTCAGTTCATTCTGACGGCGATAAACCGAAATGTTCAAAGCACCAATGGCAAAGAATTGAGAAAAAACCTGCTGTCCAAAGTTGGCATGAGGTTGGGGAGGAGTTTTGAATGAGTTGGCTCTTTTCGCAGGCGCTGGTGGAGGAATACTTGGCGGCAAGCTCCTTGGATGGCGAACAGTCTGCGCCGTTGAGTGGGAAGCCTACCCCGCAAGCGTACTGTGCGCCCGACAAAATGACGGTCTTCTCCCGACTTTCCCGATTTGGGATGACGTTTGCACCTTTGACGGACATCCTTGGCGAGGAATTGTCGATGTTATCAGTGGTGGCTTTCCATGTCAGGACATTAGTGCCGCAGGAAAAGGCGCAGGAATTGATGGAGAACGATCAGGAATGTGGGGAGAAATGGCAAGGATCATTTGTGAAGTACGACCCAGATACGTCTTTGTGGAAAACTCACCAATGCTTACTTCTAGGGGACTTGGAAGAGTTCTTGGAGACTTGGCCTCAATGGGGTTTGATGCGAAATGGGGAGTGCTGGGAGCAGCAGACGTTGGAGCGCCGCATCAGCGGGACAGAATCTGGATTGTCGCCAAATGGTGTAAACAGCTTCCACACACCCAACACAACAGGATTAGACGGTGGGAGCAACAGCAGGAAAGCCCTAAAAAAGAAAATGGACTTGTGGCCAACCCCTGTGCATTCGGAAGCCAGACAGGGCTTGCAGATACGCAGAGAGGGCAAAAAAGGGACGCAGACAAGTCTCAGCACAGCAGTTCTGACCTGGCCAACCCCAAGAGCAGCGGACTTCAAGGGAGCAACAAGTGCGGAAGCCATGAGCAAAGCAGCAGCAAGGGGATTCAGTCCGAATTTGCCAGAAGCTACGGCAGCGTCAGTAGGTGGTGGTCATCTGAACCCAACGTGGGTCGAGTGGCTGATGGGGTGGCCGCTAGGGTGGACAGACTTAAAGCCATTGGGAATGGACAAGTCCCTTTGTGTGCGGCAACAGCATGGAGAATCCTAAGTGAATCATGAACGACTTGTTGCAAACTCCATCCTTGCCCGACTCAAAGACGGCGAAGAATTTAGCCAGTCTGTCATCCGAACAGCGTTACGAGATGCTGGAGACCTTGCGCCAGACCGAGGCCAAGGACTGGATCAGGCGGTACAGGAAGAAGATACGGGAACACGGCAAAGCCGCAGCATCAGCTTGGTGGCTGCAAACCTTATCAGACGTAGTAGAGCGGCGTGGGCAGAAAGCTGCTGATGACTTACGGAGACGCATGAATGCGATACGCAGCTAAGGTGGACAGTAATCAAGATGCCATTGTGAGCACGTTAAGGGCTGCTGGCGCTTATGTTTGGATCATTGGCTTGCCGGTTGATCTTTTGGTGGGGTATGGCAACCATACATTCCTTGTGGAAATCAAACGTACCGCTAAAAGCCGTTTTACACCGTTACAACGAGACTTTTTTGAAAGTTGGTGCGGAGGTACTTTGGCAAGGATTGACAGCCCTGACGGGGCTTTAAAAATGATTGGGGTGCTGAAGTGAGAAGCCTTGAGCAAAACCGACTAATGTGGGCAAACCTTGAGGACATTGCCCAGCAAGTAATCTGGCACGGTTTAAAGTTGGACAAGCACGAATGGAAAGACGTATTGACGGCGGGACTAAAAAAACAAAAGATTGTGCCAGGCATCGAGGGCGGTTTTGTGGTCATTGGCGCAAGAACCAGCAAAATGACCGTGGCAGAAATGAACGAGCTGATTGAATTAGCCGTAATGTTTGGCGCACAGCAAGGCGTTAAATTTCGAGCTTTGGAGGAATAAAAAAAGGGATCGGCACAAGGCCGACCCAAAGTGATCACCGCAAGCATAGAAAATCGGCAACCAAAAAGAAGTTTACCCATGTTTCAAAAACATCAATACGTAAGGTCAAAAAAGCTGTTAAAGCTGGTGGCGGGGCTTGAATGCCAGTCCTGTGGGTCGGGCAACATGGTGCAAGCCGCACACGCAAATTGGGGCGGCGGCAAAGGGCGAGGGATTAAGGCTGATGACAATCTGGTGGCTGCGCTATGCCTGAAATGCCATTACGAGATCGACCAAGGCAAGGATTTGACCAAAGAACAGCGTCAACAAAAGTGGTTGCTTGCCCATGTAAATACGGTAGCCAGACTGCAAGAATCTGAACAATGGCCTGTTGACGTACCGACTCCTACGTTTACAATAGAGGCGCAGTTGTCTCCTTTAGAGGGTCTGTGACCCTCTTTTTTTGGAGCTAACACGCATGGGGATTGCTCACTGTTTAAGCTGATGAGGCCAACCAGTCCCCATACTTGTTGGAATGTTAAGCCTGCATTCAAGGATGTTGACGCAAAATGTTTTCTGGCTTTCCATTTTGCTTTGTTGAAAACCAAATTGAGTTCCAGCAGCCATAAGGAATAGTATGAAAAAAGACGTTGCCGACTTTATTTCCACAATGTTTCACAGCTCTACCGTGACGCATTTCATGCACTTAGCCACTGACTCATTTTCAGTTCATATGGCGCTGGGGGCTTACTACGTTGAGATTGTTGACCTGGCTGACCAGTTCGCCGAGGCTTACGCAGGGTGCTACGAAAAAATCAAGGACTTTCCTGAAAACTTTCACAACGCCAAAGACCCTGTTAAGTACCTGACCAGTATCAAGGAATACGTTTACAAGAACCGAGAGGCATTGCCAGACGACACCCAGCTCCAGAACATTGTGGATGAGATAGCGGCGCTGATTGACACAACCCTGTACAAGTTGACCCTCAAATGATCAGGATATTTGCCGGTTACGACCCAAGAGAGGCTATTGGCTACCATGTGTTTTGCCAGAGCCTGATTGAGCGCAGCAGTGAGCCGGTCGCCATAACACCGTTGTACGGTACACAGAGAGACGGCACAAACGCATTTACCTATCAGCGGTTTCTTGTACCCTACTTCACCAAGTTCAGCGGCAAGGCAATATTCCTTGACGCAAGCGATATGCTGATGCTGGCAAACATTGACGACCTAAGCAAACTATTTGATCCGACCAAGGCGGTGCAGGTGGTCAAGCACGAATATCAGACCAAGCACCCAAGGAAATATATCGGTACACCAATGGAAGCAGCGAATCGGGACTATCCCCGAAAGAACTGGTCAAGCTTAATACTTTGGAATTGCGAACACCCAAGAAATAAAGTGCTGACACCTGAATTTGTGGATGACCACAGCGGCTCAGACCTGCACCGATTCGGTTGGCTGCCAGATTCACTTATCGGTGAGCTACCGAAAGAATGGAACGTACTGGTGGGCGAGCAGGACAACAAGAATGCCAAGATAGCGCACTACACGCTGGGCATACCTGAGTTTGAGCACTATGAAGATTGCGACTTTAGCCAGCAATGGTTTAATACCAAGAGCAGGATGCTCAACGGCTTAATCAAGATGAGGGAGCTAGAACATGGATAAAGAAGAAATGGCTAGAGCCTTGGTTAATTTAGACACCAAAGGGCAAAAAGAACAAGAGCTATACACCCAAAACATGATGGATCAGCTCAACCGCATGAAAAGCAATCAAGTTGAGCAATTGGGCGTAGGTAATGAGTTAGGTTATGCAGATTTAAGGGCATTTAAAAATCCTAATGCTTTGCAGGGAACGCTTGGAACAGACACGCCAATTGGCAATTTGGAATATGCAAAAACAGCTAACCCTATGGGTTTGGAAAACACTGTATCGTTGAGCAACCAAATGCCTGTTGGCGGTGGAATGGCGCAAGTTGATTTGCTAAAAAGCCTAAATACGCCAGAGCGCACAGCAACCCTTGGCTATAACGCACCAATGGGTCGCGGTCAATTTCAAGCAAGGGCAATGACAGGTCAAGATGCTGAACGTCAAAAAATAAAAGAAATGCAGATGCAATACCTGCAACAACTTAACAAAAACATGGGAGTTGGCGTTTACGGCAAGAAAACACCTTATGACCAAAGCATAGGGTTACAACTTCAAGGTAGATTCTGATGCCAAGCTACTCTAAAAAACAAGCCCAATTTATGCAAGCTGCGGCGCATAACCCAGAGTTCGCCAAGAAAGCCGACATTTCTGTTAAGGTTGCCCAAGACTATGCGGCTGCCGACAAAAAGATGGCAATGGCAAAAGCCTTAGCGAGGAAATAATGCCTAAAAAATATGGTGATTACAAATTATTAGCCCAAGCAATTAGCCGACAGCCTGGCCTTGCACCTTATGGCATGAGATATTTGGAGGAGGGGCAAGGTCTTACAGATGCCACACCCAAAGGCAAAGGTTACTTTGGGGAAATACCTGTAAAAAAAGGAGGCATTATGGGAGAAATGTCTAGCGCTTACGAACAAGACGGCAAGCTGGTGTCTCACCCATTGATCGTGCCGACCTTAACAAAACAAGAGATTGACCTGTTAGGGATGGGACTAGAGCCAACCCCTGAGATATACAAAAAAGCACAAGACTATGCCCAGCAACGAATTGCCGCAGGTCAAAGCCCATTTGCAACAGGGCAAGAGTTAAGATACCCTGTCCCAACAGAGTAACATAATGCTTTATTATGAATAACGAAACTAAAGTAGTTAAAACTAGAAAGAAAGCTGGCGGTCGCATTGTAGGTACGCCTAATAAGGTCACAGCACAGGCTAGAGAGGCCATAGCGATGTTTGTGGATGGGAATGCCCACCGACTTGCACAGTGGCTTGACGAGGTTGCTACGGGTGTTCCTGAGCATGACATAAAACCCAATCCTGCCAAAGCCTTTGAGTTATTCCAATCGGTGGTTGAATATCATGTGCCTAAGCTGGCAAGGACAGAAATTACTGGTAAGGACGATGGCCCAGTAGAAATGGTGGTGACATGGGGCGGCGTGAAGTAATCCTGCCATACAGCCCAAGGGCGGCTTTTATGCCGTTTCATCTAAGGACAGAGCGATGGTCATGCCTACTCGCCCACCGTAGAGCTGGAAAGACCGTAGCGGCAATCAACGACCTGATCAAACGAGCAATTACTGAGGGCGGTCGGGGCGCACAGTATGCGTACATAGCCCCGTTCAGAAGCCAAGCCAAGCGGGTGGCATGGGATTACATCAAGCATTACGCCGCGCCAGTAACCAAAGCCACAAACGAAGCCGACTTGATGGTGGAGCTGGTGAACGGCGCAAAGATCATGCTATTTGGAGCAGACAACGCTGACGCTATGCGGGGCATGGGCTTTAACGGCGTTTACATGGACGAATACGGTGACTTTAGACCAAGCGTTTGGGGAAACATCATCAGACCGTGTTTGAGTGATCGGCTCGGCTGGGCCGTGTTTGGGGGTACGCCAAAAGGCAAAAACCAGTTCCACGACATCTACAAGGTCAGCCAAGTTGTGCCAGATTGGTTTCTGCTGCGCCTACCAGCTTCGGTGTCTAAGCTGTTGCCAGACACGGAATTGCAGGCGGCTCGGTCTCAGTTAAGCCAAGACCAGTACGATCAGGAATACGAGTGCAGCTTTGATGCCGCCTTGCTGGGAGCGTTCTTTGGTCAGGAAATGCGCCAGGCTGATGCCGAGGGCAGAATTTGTGAGCTACCGTTTGAGCCAGAATCCCCAGTATTTACCGCATGGGACTTAGGTTATCGAGACGACACCGCCATTTGGTGGTATCAGGTGGTCAGGGGCGAAATCAGGGTAATGGACTATTACGCTGTAAGCGGCGCAAGCATTGAGGAAATAGCCGATGTGGTCATAGCCAAGGGCTACCGATACACCCGCCACTATTTGCCGCATGATGCTCGAGCCAAAACCTTGGCAAGCGGTGGAAAGTCTATTGTTGAGCAGTTGGCGGCACATTTGGGCGGCATGAGCAAGCTGGCAATAGTGCCTGAGATTGGCATACAAGACGGCATCCAAGCGGTGAGGATGATCCTGCCTATTTGTTATTTTGACTCCAGATGCGATGAGGGGCTGGAAGCGTTAAGGCAATATCAGCGTGAATATGATGAAGATAAGAAAACTTTTCGTCAAACTCCGCGCCACGATTGGTGCTCACACCCAGCAGATGCGTTTAGAATGCTTGCAGTAGCTTATAGACAAGAAGCAAAAGATCAGACACCGCCCAAGGGCAAGACCCTGCAAACCATCACATTAGATGAGCTGTGGGACTTTGAGATGCAACATAAAGAGGAACGAATATGAGCCAACCAGTAGCAGAAGTCGGTGGATATAAAAACATCACCGCCACAGGCGCAGTCAGCACAGGCCCTTGCCAGTTGATTGGTTTCTACGTCAATAACACGACCGCAGGCACATTGGTGCTGCGTAACGGCGGGTCAGGTGGTGAGGTGATGAGTGGCACGATCACGCCATTGATTGGCTTTCACCGATTCCCTGCCAACGTGGGTGTCAGTCTGTACGCCACGATTGCAGGCACTGGATTGGATGTGACATTCTTCTTTGCCGCAGGTAGTTAATCATGACTGAAAACGGCGCATACGAGGGCGAAGACCCAGGCCCGTACTGGCATGACCAGATTGAAACCGCCATCAAGATATTTGATAAGTGGGAAAAGCGTGGGCAAAAGGTAGTCAAGCGGTATCGGGATGAGCGTGATGCCATTGAGATGCCGAGGATGAAGTTCAATATCCTTTGGTCAAACATCCAAGTCCTGTTCCCTGCCCTTTACGGTCGCCAAGCTAAACCCGAAGTTTCACGCCGGTACATGGATCAAGACCCTGTAGGTCGCTTGGCCTCCACAATGCTTGAGCGTGTCATGGAATACGAGACCATGCAATTTGGTGACTTTGACGCTGCGATGTCTGGTGCGGTGCAGGACAGATTGCTGCCTGGTCGCGGTACAGCGTGGATTCGTTACGAGCCGGTTATTGTCAACGAGCAGCCCGAGGCAACCGAAACCACAGGGCAGATGGAAGAACCCACCGAGCCGCAGGTTAGTACCGTGGTGGAAGACCCCACAGAGCGCATTGATGCAGCTCACAGCCCGATTGATTACGTCTACTGGTCAGACTTCCTACATTCACCTGCTCGCACATGGGATGAGGTTTGGTGGGTAGCTCGAGCGGTTTATATGACCAAGGACGAGGGTGTAGAGCGCTTTGGTGACGTATTCAAAAACGTTAGCCTGACCAGCTCAAACACCGACATGGACGGCAAAAATCCATTGACCGCCAAGATGACCTACGACAAAAAGGCGATGGTCTATGAGATTTGGAACAAGCGCAGCGGTAAGGTTTGCTGGATTGCCAAAGGTTATCCACAGGCATTAGACGAGCGTGATGACCCGTTAGAGCTGGAAGAATTCTTTCCATGTCCTAAGCCGTTGATGGCGACCACCACCACTGGCACAATGATCCCTGTACCTGACTACTGTGAGTACGAAGATCAGGCGCAGGAGCTAGACAACCTAACGCAACGCATTTACCTGCTGACTAAGGCTTGTAAAGCTGTCGGTGTGTTTAATGCTGAGTTCAAAGAGCTGGCGCGGATGTTTAGTGAGGGCGTGGACAACAAGCTATTCCCAGTGACTGCATGGGCGGCAATGTCGGAAAAAGGCGGCTTAAAGGGCGCTATCGACATGATGGACACATCGCAGATCATTGTGACTTTGCGAGAGTTGTACCAAGCCCGAGAGCAAGTCAAGCAGTCGATTTACGAGATCATGGGCATATCGGACATCCTGCGCGGATCGTCTAAGGCTCAGGAAACCCTCGGGGCTCAACAGCTCAAAGCCAACTTTGGTAGCCTGCGGTTAAAGAGTAGCCAAGGCGAAGTGGCAAGGTTTGCGACTGACATCTTTAAGCTCAAAGCACAGATTATTTGTAAGTTTTACCCGCCTGAGCTGATTGTTGAGATGTCAGGTGTGATGAACACACCGGACGGTCAAGACCCGCAGATGTTGCAAGCGGCGATTCAGATGCTGTCCAACAGCACAATTCGAGATTTCCACATTGCGGTCGAAGCTGACAGCCTAGCTCAGATTGACGAGCAGGCAGAAAAGCAAGGCGCACAAGAAGCGATTCAAGCTATCGGTATGTTCTTGCGTGAGGCAATCCCCATGATTGCCCAAGCGCCCGAGACTTTGCCAATGGCCTCTGAGATGCTGTTATTCCTTGTACGCCGATTCAGAGCTGGTCGGGGATTGGAGAGCGCGGTTGAAAGGGCAATGAAAGCCCTGCAAGACAAGGCAGACGCTGCCAAACAGCAACCGCCTGGCCCACCGCCAGAGATGATGCAAATGCAAGCTGAACAACAGGCCGAGCAAATGCGGATGCAGGCACAGGCTCAGACTGAGCAGATGAAAGTGCAAGCGCAAGCCCAGATTGAGCAGGGTAAGGCGCAACTTGAGATGCAAATGCACCAGGCTAAAACTCAGGCAGAGATGCAATTGGCGCAGATGAAGGCCGAGTTTGAAACCGCAAAACAAAATAATGAGATGCAGATTAAAGCCAGAGAAATGGCGGGAAGGGAAGAATATGAGCGATGGAAAGCAGAACTTGATGCAGCGACTAAAGTCCTTGTGGCTCAAATTGGCGCAAAAGCTGGGCTTGATCAAGCCGCAATGAGCGCACAACTGGCGGCATCTGAGGAAGTTGACTCTACTTTGGGTGACGGCATGAGCGAGGCAATCAACCGATTAGCTGATATGCACGGTCAGACATTGGGACAAATTACAGGCGTGATGCAAGCCATTAGCGCACCCAAACGCATTATTCGTGGGCCAGACGGTCGGGCGGCGGGTGTTGAGATTGCTACATGAGCTTAGTTCTTGCTGATAGGGTCAGGGAGACCACCACTTCCACAGGCACAGGCACGATAACCCTTGGTGGCGCAGTTTCAGGGTTTCAATCGTTTAGCGTCATTGGCAACAACAACACAACCTATTACACAATCTCAGGCGGGACTCAATGGGAGGTAGGAATTGGGACGTATTACGGCGGGACTTTAGCCAGAACAACCGTAATTTCCTCATCCACAGGCTCAAAACTTGATCTTGCGGCGGGTAGTAAAGATGTATTTGTTACTTATCCTGCGGAAAAGTCAGTTAATCAGGATGCCAATAATCGTGTTTTGATACCTTACACATCAGGAATAACTGACACAGGTTCTTTAAATGTCGGCAGCGCCACATTACATACAGACTCGGGCGTGATTGCGGGGTTTACCGCTAGTGAACCGTTATATCTTTACAC